AACCGCTCCCCCTTCCGGATCAACTCCATCAACGCCTCATACTCCCCCCAGTACGCCAGCACCATCAGCTGAGATACGCCCGGATCACCCCCTTCGCCTCCTCGCACCCGTGGCACACCACCGCCAGATACCCTTGCTCCATTAAATCCGCCAGCCATCGTTCCTGCTCCCTGGACGCCCGCTTCGTCGCGTCCGCTTTCAGTTCAATCACCAACCCGTGATACCCCTGCCGAGCCACCGGCAGCCACACGTCCGGCACGCCCGCCTTCACCCCCTCCGCCTTCAACCGCGCCCCCGTCACCGCGTCCCGCCGCCCCCCGTTCGGCACCGCGAACAGCAGCCCCAGCTCGGGCCGCTCCTCCGCCTCCCGCTCCGCCCACGCGAACAGCCTCACCTGCTCGTTGTGCTCTTCCTGCCTCATACATCCACCGCCAGCATCGGCTCAATCCACATCTCCCGCTCCACCACGTCGCTCCCCGCGATCACCCACACCTTCCCGATCCCCGCCTTCTCGTTGATGATCTCCGCCCGCGCCACCGTCACTTCCAGCGGCGACATCTCCCCATCCGGGCCTCGCCGTGTGTCCACCGTATGCACCAGCACCCACTGGCTGCCCGCCTCCGGCAACCTCGGAAATATTAACGCGCTCATAGCACAATCAACCCCCTCGTCTCATACACGCTCGGCCGGCTCTCGTTCCGCCGTGTCAGCTGGTGGCAAAATCGGCAGGCCGTTCACATCCACTCCCGATCCGAGGATCGATAACGTAACTATCGGCCACGTACCGGCCTCCCAGTCAATCTGAACCCGTGTCACTCCCACAACCTTCTTATCGTCAAGATATAGCGTGAAATAAAACTTTTTGTTTGTCTCAATTCGTACTCTGTGCAAATCCATCACACTCCTCCAGGTTAAAGCACAATCAACCCCCTCGTCTCATACACACTCGGCCGGCTCTCGTTCCTCAGCGCCCGGTCCAGCCCCATAATCCCCGCCACCATCCCGTCGATCTTCTCCCGGCTCTTCTTCTTCGACGGCTTCACGTTCCCCGCCGCGTCCATCTCCACCGTCAAATTGTCCGCCATCCACCGCAGCACCGGGTTCCCCCCGTGCCACAGCTTCCGCTCCAGCACCAGCCGCAGCAGCTCCTTCGTCGGCGAGGCCATACTGGCGAACCCCTGCCCGAACTGGACCATCGTCAGCCCCGCGTTCGTCAACTCCTGGCTCACCTGCACCGCCCCCCAGCGGTCGAAGGCCATCTCCGCAATCCGGAACCGCTTCGCGTCCGCCTTGATATCCGCCACAATCCGCGTAAAGTCGATCACATTCCCCGGCGTCGCCCGGATGAACCCATCCCGCGTCCATGCGTCGTACGGCACCCTATCTCGCCGCGCCCGCTCCATCATGTTCTCCCGCGGGATCCAGAACCGAGGAACCCACGCAAACGCCCCATCCGCCAGCGGAAAGACAAGCACCATCGCCGCCACGTCATTCGTGCTCGCCAGGTCCAGCCCACCGTAGCAGATACCACCCGCCAGAACGTCTTCATCGACCACTCCCGCGCTCGCGTCCCATGCGCTCAAATCCAGCCACCGCTCGTCCTGCTGCGTCCACTGGTTCAGGTGCAGCCGGCGGAACGTGTTCTGATACGCCGGCACCTGCCGCGCCCGGTCGCACTCCGTCCGCAGGTACGCCTCCTGCACCGTCACCCCCATACTCGGGTTCGCAGCCGCCCACACCGCCGGGTCCGTCCAGTCATCCCCCTCCCCCGCCGCGGCGATGTACGCATAAAACGAGTCATCCCCGATCACCCCCGCCAGCACCTGCCGCGCGTACTCGTGTTGCTCCCAGCAGATCGACTGCCGGTCATAACCCGCCGTCGTGATCGCCACCACCAGCGGCTGCCGGCGCGATCCCTGGCTCGTCGTCAGTACGTCCCACAGCTCCCGGTTCGGCTGCGCGTGCAGCTCGTCGAAGATCACCCCGTGCGCGTTCAGCCCGTGCTTCGTCGGCGCGTCGCTGCTCAACACCTTGTAACTGCTCATCGTCTCCGGCACGACGATCGCCCGCTTGAAAACCTGCGCGTACCGGCTCAGCGCCGGACTCCCCACCACCATCTGCTTCGCCTGCTCGAATACAATCGTCGCCTGCTCCCGGTCCGCCGCCGCGCTGTACACCTCCGCCCCCGGCTCGTTGTCCGCGAACAGCAGGAACAGCGCCAGGCCCGCCGATAGCGTAGACTTCCCGTTCTTCCGTGGAATCTCGATGTAAACCCGCCGATACTTCCGCGTCCCGTCCGGCCGCTTCCACCCGAACACGTCCCGCACGATCTGCCGCTGCCACGGCTGCAACCCAAACGCCTCCCCCGCCCACTCCCCCTTCGTGTGCCGCAGCAGCCGCTCAAAAAAGCGCACCGCCAGCCCCGCCGCCCCCTCGTCGAACCGGAACTCAGTCATCGCGCCGCCGCCCCCCGCCGCGTCACCAGCCGATTGCTCCGCCCCGTGTCATACCCCGCCGCCTTCAACGCATCCAGCAGCGTCTTCGGATTCGTCATCAGCATCCGCGCCACCTTAATCCAGTTCCCGTACTGCTGGTGCAGTGCCGCCGCCCGCGCCAGCTCCTCCGCCGAGAACTCCCGCGCAGTCCCCTTCCGCCCGCCGCCATGCGGCTTCTCCACCCGCTCCTTCGCCAGCAGCGGCGCCACACTCCGCCGCAAATAGTCCGGGTTCAGGTCGCACCAGTCGCACCAGTACTCAAACGCCCGCGACTGCATCCACTCCCACGCCTGGTGGCGCTCCTTCGGCCTCCCCTGCGCCACGTCATGCACCGCCTGCTCCACCACCGCAAACGCGATCGCCCGGTGCCCCTTCGGCGGCTTCCTCGGCTCCTCAACCGGTCCCTTTGGCATCTGTCACTCCTCCCCCACCCACGGCATGAAGCCGAGTCCGTCCCCCTCATCCCCCGGATACACCCAAACCGGCGGCCGCATCAACCGCGCCAGCGCCTGGTTCGCGATCCGCAGGTCCTCCTCCAGCATCGCAATCCGCGCCAGCAGCTCGTCCCTGTCCGGCTCATCACCAACAACCACCGGCAACCGAATCCCCTCCCGCACCATCCGCACCGTTTCCCTGCTCATCCTTCAACTCCATCGAATAACATCGCCGTCTGCCCGCCCAGCTTCTTCTGCCAGCGCGTCCGTCGGCTGTTCGCCATATGATGATCATGATCCCAGTCAAGATGACACCGTTGACACAACGCCCTCAGGTTCGCCGGATCGTTGTTCGTCTTGTCGTGGTCCATATGAGCCACAGTCAACACCACCTTGCTACCTGTATCCGGATGTGTGTCACCCGCCAGCGCCCGGCAATCCGGGAACCGTGGTGTCCCTTCGCAATGCCACGACGCCTGCTGCCGTATCTGCCGGCTGATGTTTTTCCAGTCCGGGTGATAGTCGCTCAAATTCATCGGCATTATTCATCCACCCCCGCGAACAACAAGTCCGCCAGCGACTCCTGCGGCTGCTCCACCTTGATACTGCTACGGCTCGCCGGCGTCAGTCCCAGCTCCCGCGCCGCCCGCAGCATCTGCTCCATCGCCTTGTTCGCGATCTGCAACCACGGCGACTGCACCAGGTTCCCGTTCGTCGTCTCAATCACCTCGCCGCGCTGCCGCAGCTCAACCTCCGCCTCCGCCCAGCGGCCGTACGCCTGGCAATACACCGCCAGCACGCCCCGGTCCACGTACGTCAGCACCCCCGCGTTGTGCAGTCGCCGCGCCACTCGCCGCCACTCCGCCCGCCCCGCCTTGTTCAGGTGCGCCGGCGCTTGCGGCATCGTCGCGTCCGGGCGTGGCTCCGCGTCGTTCAGCGGTCGCTTCCCCGGATTGCCTCTCATCTGCTTCACTGCCGTCGGCAGTGGTCGTCGTCCAGCCATCGCTATACCCCTATCGCTTCATTTCGCGGTCGCGTGTGCGCGACCCCCGCGGCGGTACCCCGGCCCCTGCCCGTAGAAATTGCCGCCCCCCTTCCCCCTGGGCGCGTCGTGTCTTCTT